ATGGCTGGGAAGGACGCCGTCGACACGCTCCGCGAGAAGCTCCAGGCCGGCGATCGCGGTGGGAGTGACGCCGATCGTGACCTCCTGCTCGCGTTCTCCGACGAGCTGAAGCTCCGTCGCGAAGAGTACGGCTGGCACCGACACGAGAAGCTCCTCCGGCACAACACGCGAGCCAGCGAGCACGCTGACACTGCGCTCGTCGAGACCATCCTCCCCGAGCGCGACGACGAGGACTTCGACGCCGCCAAAGACGCCGCGAAGGTCATCGTCCGCTGGATCCACGACACCTACGACATCGAGGAGGGGAGCCAGGAGACCAACCGGGACTATCGCGTCGCCTTCCGGATGCTCGCCAAACACACCACCCGCGGCGAGGAGATCCCCGACACGCACGACTGGATCTCCACGCAGACGACGCGTGACTACCAGCCCGAGCCCGACGAGGCCGACATGCTCGACTGGGACACGCACGTCCGGCCGATGATCGACGCCTGTCACAACGACCGCGACAAGGCGCTCATCGCCCTGCAGTTCGAGGGTGGGTTCCGTGGCGGTGAGCTCTACGACCTCACGCTCGACCAGATCTCCGACTCGGAGCACTCCGTCAAAGTCCGCGTCGACGGGAAGCGTGGCGAACACGACGTCCACCTCATCCGGTCGATCCCGTGGGTCTCGCGCTGGCAGGCCAGCCACCCCGGCGAGGGCGACGACTTCGTCTGGAGCCACCTCAACAAGCCGAAGCGCGTCAGCTACCAGCTCTTCTTGAAGATCTTCAAGGAGGCGGCTGGGCGAGCCGACGTCGATCTGCCCGTGACGCCGACCAACTTCCGGAAGTCGAACGCCTACTGGCTCTCCCAGCAGGAGAAGTCCCAGGCGTTCATCGAGGACCGACAGGGCCGCGCCCGTGGGTCGCCTGTCATCTCCCGCTACGTCGCCAAGTTCTCTGGGGAGACGCAGGAGGCGAAGTTCGCGGCCATGCACGGGATCGACGTCGACCTCGAGGAAGACGACGAAGTCCGCGCCCCCATCGTCTGCCACCGGTGTGACCGGGAGACGCCCGCCGATAACGACCTCTGCATGTGGTGCGGGACGGCCCTCGACGCCGAGACGGCGAAGCGCGTCGACGAGCTCGACGACGAGATGGTCGAGGACGCCGTCGCCGCTGCGCGCGACGACCTGGACGTCGAGGCCGAGGACGTCATCGCCGCTCGCGACCGGCTCCGTGATGACCCGATCCTCAGCCAGCTGCTGTTGGACTGACATCGCTAGCGCACCCCTGCCTTCTCGAGCGCCCGCTGGAACCGTTCGGCACACTGTGCGTCGGAGTCGGCGAGTCGCTTGAACAACTCAAGCGTCTCCTCGTCTTCGCGAAGCTTCTCGGCCGGGTCGTCGATCGTGTCGTCCGTAGTCGTGCTCATCAGTAGCCCTCCAGGTTCCGCGGATCGATCTTCGCACAGTACTCCGTCTCGCACTGCTCGTCGACAGCGGCCGCAACGGCGACGCCGTTGATGTTCGTGAGGTGCGCCGGCGAAAGCCCGTACACCGTCACGAGCGCACGATCCCGCCTGAACACGACCGTGTCCGTCAGCTCGTCGTAGACAGCCTCGTCGTGATCCGGGACCGGCGCGGTCGTCGGGATCGTCACGGTGACGCCACGCTCGTACGCGACCGCGGCGGAGACGAGCTCGCCGGTCGTCCGGTCGTGCATCCGCCCGGCGCAGTGCGGGGTGATGACCTCGACAGGGTCGATACTCACAGCCCCACCTCCATGAGGAGCATCGCGCCGAGCACAACGGCGGCGCCGAGCGTCACCCACTGCGCCGTGATCCGGAGTGACCACCTCATGCGTCCACCTCGCTCGGGTCGCGACCTTCGACGAGGACTTCGTGGACCACGAGCAGCGTCGAGCGGGACCACCCGTCACTCGTACCGAGGCGGTCATCGGTATCGAGGACGCGTTCGAGCACGCGACTCACGCCGAGCTTGGTGAGCTGGTCAACCGGATCGTCGACGTGCTCGGGCTGCTCGTCGCTCAGGTACGACTCGATGTCGTCACCGACGGCCGTCGCGACTGCTCGGAGGACGGTGCGCAGCCACGAGATGCGGATGTCGACCCGCTCGGTCTCGTGGTCGTGGTGACAGTTGTAGCCCTCGGAGACATCGGTATCGAGCGCCGCCGAGATGTCGCGAACGAGCTCGGGCTTGCGGAGAGTCTGTCCAGCGCTCACCCCCGTCGCTTCGCCAGCGATGCGAGTGAACTCCCACTTGATCGGCTTGCTGTCGCGCCACTTCCCGAGCTCGACATCCTCGAGGAAGCCGTCGGGCGTCTCGCCAACATGCCGACTGCCGAGCGTCCGGCCGATGTCCTGGATGCGGACGTCGTCGGCGTCGACGTCGTTGTAAATCTTCGACGACGATGCGACCGTGTAGTCGTCGACGTGCGTGGCGACCCACTCGGTGACGACCTCACGTGTCCGCCCGGTCGAGCAGTCGTGCCGATACTCGTCAGGGTCGGATGCGTGTTCGCGATGCTCGTCGACGATCTCGGATGCAGTCGTCCCGCCGTCAGCAATCAGGGCGTTGTTTCTGGGTAGCGAACTTATTTGTTTGGCGGATGTTACGTTGTTGTTGGGGCTACTGTCCCCGCCTGTCAGAGGTGCATCTGCATCCCGGTTCTCCTCCCCCCTATTACCGGGATCAGTTTTCATCCTCCACCTCCTCGAGGACGTACGCCTCCTCGTCGTCATGTGCGAGAACGGCGTCCGTCTCGGCGAGCTTCTTCCCCGTCTCGCGAGCGACGCGGTCGACGACGCGGTACTGGGTGCTCATGCCTCACCCCGCTGGTACTTCCGCCAAGAGTCGTCGCCCTCGGGCTTCGCGTCCTGGTCTTCGAGCCGGCCCTGCAGCTGCGCGTGTGTCGACGGGGCGACGCGACCGACGGCCCCGACCGACTCGAGACGCCAGCTGGGCGCGTTCGGCTGCGCGCTCTGTCGCTTCACGGGCGGGTCTTCTAGCCGGACCTCGTCCGCGGCGACGACGAGGTCACACTCCGAGTAGTGCTCCTCGCCGTTCATCTTCTGGGAGATCCGGATCCGGCGCGTTTGCCAGGTGTCGCCGGTCGGCGTCTCCCACGTCGTCGGCTCGTCGACGTCGATGACAGCCCATGCACACGCGTAGCCGTCACGGTCGGCCATCGTGAGATTCAGCTTCTCGCCGATCGTCGCTTCGAGAACGACCTCGCGTGGGTCGACGAGCGGGTCGGGAGCATCCGACTGTGACGACTTCATACTGTTCCGAGCTACGGTCTCTGGGTCTGCGCAGAACTGGCACTCCTCGTAGTCACGATCTTCGACGTAGCGTGGCTCGCGCTCGATTAGGCCGTCGCAGCTACGAACGACGTGGCAGGCCCGCGTGTGGTAGATGTCTTTCGACCCCTTCCCAGCGCTCTTCGCGAGAACCGCCTCTCCGCGCCGCACCGACAGCGGGATCGCGGTCTCGCTCACCACGCTCTCGGTCGCCTCCAGGTCGATGTCGCGCGGCTCCGGTGCCGGCTCGTCGTCGACGATGCGGCTGGCGACCTCGCGCAGCGTGTCGGCGCGCAGGTCGGAGACGTACGGCACGTCCGTGAGCGCACCCTCGTCGGCGATCAGGATGTCCGCGACCGTCTCGATGCCGTGGTCCTCGAGGCGCCGGGCGACCGACTCGCCGAGCCCGTCGGCGGTCTTCGCGAGCGTGACGACGTCGGTCGTCGCCGAGTGCTCGTCACTCGGCATCGGCGCCCACCTCAGCGTTGAGTCGGCTCGCGATTGATCGCGCAGCGTCGGCACTCGCGTCGTTGCCCGCGATCTCGCAGTAGTCGGCGTACTCACGAAGCCAGCCCACCATCCGACGCGCGACCGTCGTCTTCATACCGACAGTCGTGAAGTCAGTGTGACGCGCGTACACCTCCGTGGGGAGTTCGTCGCGTTCGACACCCTCGTTACGCGGGCGATCACTCGCCATCGGCGCTCACCTCCTGGGCGTCGCGAGCGTCGCCGAGCGCGCCCTGGTACTCCTCGGGGAGCGACGCGAACGGCAGGATCTCCGAGTTGATGAACGCCGCGTACGTCCCGGCCTTGTCCCCGCCGTCGAACAGTGCGACGTAGCCGCTCTCGGAGACGACACCGCGGACGTAGTCGCCGTCCCACCAGTACTCAAACCCGAGCATCGTCGTCTGCCGACTGCCGCCCGTCTCCGAGAGGTGCGCCGCGTCGTGGTACTTGATCGTCGACTCCTCGGCGTCGTCGTCAGCGTCGAGACTCCGCGTCTGCGTGGTGTTCCACGCGTCGGCGTTCGGGTAGTCGCTCAGGTACTCGGCGAAGCCGTCGACGTCGATCTGGGCGCGCTCGATGAGCGTTCCATTCGCAGCGCCGAGCGTGTCGAACAGCCAGTCGCCGTCCGAGCGGTTGACGCCGAGCCAGCCCTCGGTGAGGTCGGCGATCCACTCACAGAAGACGTCCTCCTTACCCTTCTCAGTCTCAGTGATGATCGCATCGTCGGAGACGTAGATCGTCTCGCGCTCCGTGTCGATCTTCGCCGCAGCGTCGCCGGCGTACACCGTGGTGCCGTCAAGCCGCTCGTAGGCGGTCGCGTCGATCGCCGGGTAGGTGGCGTTCTCGACACGGCTCTCGATGGACGGATCGGCGATCTCGTCGCGGGCGAGCCCGAGGATCGTCGCGCGCATCAGTCGATCACCTCGGCTGACTCGGAGACGGTCGTCTCGCCGGACGGTGTCCGACGAACACGAGTATGGACGCGCTGTTCACCACGTTCGAATATCTTGAGCATCCGAGCGCTCATCCCGTCCTGCTGAACGGCGACTCGCGCAGTCTCCATCATCGGGAGTGTGCAGTACGTGCACGCTTTGACCGGGTCGAGCCACGTCGAGAGAATGTCTGGAAGCGGGCGCTCGTCCATGCAGACAACCTTCTCGCGATCGCCCAGGTCGGCGTGGTCTTCGTCAGCGTGCATGAGGAGATTCGGACAGCGCTTGTCGGCGTGGAAGGTGCCCGAATTGCCGCGCATGAACACCGATGTCGTATCCTCGTAGTCGTACCGTGGATATGCGCACTGGGTGGTGCGCACGTCGACGTCGGAGTAGTCGGCCGGCATCACTCCTCATCCTCCTCGATCGGCGTGAAGTTCTGCTGGTCCATCCCGGGAACCGAGAGGTGTCCGTTGCGCTCGTAGCCGGCCGCTTCAAGCACCTCGTCGATCTGATCGACATCCTGCTCGTCGGCGTCAGCGTTGAAGACGAAGTGACCGTGCCCGTCGTCCGCTTGGACGATACTCTCAGGGTCAGCGTCGGGCAGCTGCTCGACCACCTCGACAAGGTTGTCGTCGACGGTCATCACCGAGCCTCCATGAGGTCGGTGGGATACGTCGCGCTTACCCATGCGCCTGCCGCGGCGCTGGAGCTGATGACGTAGTCGCCGCCGAACTGATACTGTCGCTGTTCGTACTCGGTGTCGGTACTGCCGTCGTTGGGGTCATGAGCAGACCTCGTACCTGAGTCGCTCATTCCTGCTCCCTCCACCAGTCGCCGTCGATGTTTCCGCCCTCGTCGATACCTGCCAGTGAGCAGATCTCATCCCAGTCGCCGTCGAACCGTCTATAGTAAGTCGAACTGTGGTAGCTCCCCCAGTTGTTGACGTCACACTTCTTCGGACGCCGGTCGAGAACAGCAGCACCAGCTCGCAAATCGGCGAGGAGCTCAACATCGCTGATGTCGGATCCTTCGCTGTGGTGTCGGCTGTGCTCCTCGGGATCGAGTAGCTCTAAATTCTCGATACGGTTGTCGAATGGAATCTCGTTCTTGTGGTGGACGTGTTTCCCGACGACGGCATCAACGCCGTATTCAGCGACGAGTAGTAGCCGGTGGACAGGAACAGAAATATTCTCCTGATTCGATGTCTTCTGGCGCCACACGACGTGGCCGTAGTTGTTGACTTCAGTCCGCATATACGGGACTGCGGACGAGCTCATCTCTCGACGGACGTACTTGGATTCGGTCCGCTCATCGTTGGGGCCGGATTTTTGACCCCGGTTGTCTAACGTACTCATGGTCATCTGAAAACCCTCGTCACGAGGGTTTTGCTAGGGTGACCGGCCGTCGGCGTTGCAGCGCCGGCGGGTTTTCCCGCGAAGGCCAGGTCAACTGGTACTTGCGGCCCCTCCTACAAATAACTTGTTAAGGTACTACTAACACTAGTCTGTGTATTACCATCAATATTATAGGTAGCACCACCGTAATTCACTATATCGATAGTCTCATGAGCACTACTACCGCAAATCGGGGCGTGGTTAGACAGCGCGCAGACTGGATGCGCCCAGTAGACGGGCGTATTATGGAACACCTCCGCGACGAGGGGAATCTTACACCACAGGCGATCGAGAACCTCGGCGTGTGTACGGCAAGCCACGCTAGTATGCGGATGTCTGCGCTTGCGCGCTACGGCCTGACTGAACGCGTCGCCGATGTCGAAGGACTCTATCGCCTCACTGACGACGGCCGCGCCTACCTCGACGAGGAACTCGACGCCGCCGAGCTCGAGCCGACTGATTCCTGACATCCCGGTTTGCCTGTTGCTCGCACTCCCGATAAGCAGGGGGTGTATTTCGGAGGGGGTAGTCGTCGAGACCACACACTCGCCTGCCGGCGCGGGAGACATAAACCGGGGCCTCACTTCCGGGGTCACTCCAGCTCCAGCTGCTCCCACGGGATCATCACCTCGCGTTTCTTATCCAGGATCCGGTAGTGCTCGGGGTCGACGTCGAGCCCGGACTCGTTCAGTTGGCGGCAAGCCGGACACCACGCGTGACAGTTCGTGCGATCCCAGTCGGTGTGCCCGTAGGGGCAGGTGTAGCGCCACCGGTCGGGCGTCTGGGTGCGGTCGATCGTGACGACCTCGTCGGCGTCGATCGTCGCCGACGGAGGCTCCGGTGGGGCGTGACGCTGTGTCGACATGCAACTTCGATGAGACGTGGGGAGTATATAATGCGAATTCTTGGCCGAGCTGAAAGTGAAATCACATGTACGGAGGCCATCCGTCGGGCGACAGTCACCGCTCGCTGACTGTTAGGGCAGTTGAGAAAAGATGCCAGGGCGTGAAAGTAGTCCTACCGCACGAACCGGTCTTCGTAGTACCGACTCGCGACCCCGCGCTGCGGGCAGTCGCGGTCGTGCGGTAGGTTGTCGATCGTCGTCTGCGTCTCGTCTGGGCCGTCGATACGGACCTGTGCGCTGCACGCGCTACACCGGAGGTACTTCGGCTCCGTCATCGAGAGCCCGTCGACGCTCGGTGGGCTGCCCGAGGGCACGATCTCGAAGTGTGTCTCTGGCGAGCTGAACGACCGCATCTACGGCCCCTCGAGCACGTCGACCAGCGACACGGCCGCCCGCGCCTCGCCGTCGATCCGGAGCTCGGACAGCTGCTCGGTCCCGACGTGGCGCATCTCGCCGTCGGTCTCCTCACTCTCGACGAGCAGCGCTCGCCAGGGTGCGTGGGGAGCCCGCTGGAAGTCGAGCTCGCGACGGACGCCGTCGGCGCCGACGTACTCGATCGTGGGGAGATCGTCATGATCGACTTCGTCTCCGGATCGATCACTCGGCAAGGGCGTCACCCCCGTTCGACTCGATCTGTTTCCACCGTTCGATCACCTCATCGGGGTCGAACCCCTCGGACGGCGGCGCTTCAACCGGGACGGATGGATCTACCGGGACGTGAGCAACGTCATCGGCGTCTTGATCAGGCATCGTCACCCTCTTGGTCGGTATCGTCGGTGTCCGAGAGCACGGCGCCCGCACCGCCGTGGAGTTCGTGGGTGTAGAACGCCGCGTTGCAGTACGGGATCTCGTCGCCGCGGTCGACCTGCTCGCCAGGTTCGTAGCCGGTGAGGTCCGGAGCCCACCCGATCTCCTGGCACCACGAGGCGATCGCCCACTTCGTGAGCTCCATCTCGTCGCCGTCCCAGTTGCCGTCGTAGCGCTTGCCCTCGAGGAGCAGCGCGACGAGGTAGTCGATCGGGTTGTTGGCGTCGAGCAGCTCGCCGTCGACGGCCAGTCGGATCGAGCTCCGCTCGGGACTCGACGCCGGGATGTCGCCGTCCTCCTCGGCCTGCCGCAGCTGCTCAGCGACCGACGAGGCGTGACCCATGTCGTCGTCCATCAGTCGAGCACCTCCGTCCGACCGTCCATCGTCGCGATGCGCGGACTCCCCGAGAGATGCTGGCCCAGCTGCGGGTCGATCGCCGACCGGTCGACCCACCCCGGGATCGGCACGGCGCCGCGAGCGTAGTCGACACGGCGCTGGTGCTTACACCGGACGCCCCGGTGGAGCGCGTCGGGGCAGTCGCACGTCTCTGCCACCATGTCGACGGTGTACGTCCCGGTCGGCGTGTAGACGCGGAACTCCTCATCGCGAAGGTCGTGCTCGAGCGAGTCGTCGAGGACCGTCATCGACTCAGTGAGTGCCTTCGCCGCGCGCTCGTCGAACGTGCCCGGGCCCGTCGTGGCGTCGACGACGTCACTGGCGTTGGCGCTAGACATCACCGACACCCCCCTCGGCCCAGGCCTGCTCAACGCCGACGACGGCCAGCCGTCCTTCAGGAAATGCGTAGTCGTTGAGGTCTCCGAGCTCGTCGAGGCTGTCGAGCGAGAGGTCGTTGACGTAGTAGCACTCGTACGCGGCGTCGTCGACCGACACCGGCAGCCACGGGTGGGGCCCGTACGTCGCGAGGTCGAAGTTCTCCTGCTCGTAGTACTCGCCGAGCGTGTCGGCGACCTTCGAGCGGACGAACAGCAGCTGGCGCGTCACCAGGTCGATCGCGAGGCTACCCGGGACGGGCTCGGTGCGGACGTCCTCGAGGGCGTCGGCGACGCGCTCTTCGTACGGGGACTCGGCGTCGTCGAAGTCGGCGTCGATGGCACCCTGCTCAGGCATCGGCCGTCACCTCGAGGTCGGAGAAGACATCCGCACGTCCCTGGACGCCCGGCGTGGTTAGCGGATTTGTCATCGTCATGTCGAGATCGACATCGACGAGGAACTCGTGGACGACATCGTCCGCGAGCTCGGCAGCCGCGTTGAGACGGTCTGCCGGCGCGCTGTCATCGTGCGGTGTCTTGACCGTCTCGAGTGTGATGTCACTTGCCTCCTGATCGACGACCCAGTGGAACTCGAACTGCGTCCGGTCTCGATCGGCGGTCTCAGCGGAACACTCGACGTCGAGTGATGAGAGGTGAACTGTGCGGCCCTCCTGCTCCAGCTCGCGTCCGGCGTTCATCGCGAGCGTGTGGTTGTAGTTCGCCGTGAGGGACGTGGCTCTGACGTTCATGCTTCCACCTCCTCGCTGCGGGCGACGCGCTGGACGGTCACGACCTCGCCGCGCTGCAGGTCGGCGCCCTCGCAGGCGACGATCGCGTCGAGCTCCTCCAGGCGGATGCCATCGTCCCAGCGGTTGAGCTTGTGCGCGAGGACGCGGTCGACGGCGCCGTCCCAGTCGCCCTGGACGCGCACCAGCGGCGTCTCCAGTTGCGCGTCGATGCGCTCGTCGGTGACGGTGCGGACGCCGACGTCGACGACCTCGAGGGGGCGCTGCCGGTCGCCGAAGACGACCTCGTCGCCGCGACGCAGGTCGCGCAGGTCGGTGATCGTGTCCGCATCGCTGTCGGTGCTAGCAGAACCGTTTTGGGGTGTCGGATTCGTGGTTGACATGCTGTCGTTAGTGGACAGCGCGGTCGGGCGTGGTCCAAACACGCCCCGGCCAGATTTTGACCGGCGTCCCGCGCTTCCTACTAACAAGTCTATCCTGTGGGTACTTATATCTAACTATTAGTTAGAACTATTGAGTAGCACCAACAGTAATTACTTAAGGTTCGCAAGGATAGTTAGCCCATGGCGGCGAAAGCCCAGCCAGTGCTTGAACCACGGCAATTGAACGAGGCGGACCGAGAGATCCTCGACGCGCTCCATGAGGGCCGAGCATCCCCCAGCTACCTCTCGGAGCAAACGGACGTCGAGCAGACCTACATCAACCAGCGGCTCCGGCGGCTCGATGAGCACGGGCACGTCGAGAACCTTGCCCGCGGGCTCTGGGAGCTCGTCGACGACCCTCGCGACGACGGCGACCAGGAGGACGACGTCGAAGAGTTGAAGCGGCACGTCCGCGCTGCGGGCGAGGCGATCGAGGAACAGGACGTCGACGCGCTCCGCCGCCACGTCCGGGCGGCCTGCGAGGTGATCGGAGATGGGTGACGTAGCAGAACGTAAGGAGGCGGAACTCGATCACACCGAACCCTGCGGCAACTGCGGCGACCCGGTCGTTACCACGCCCGGGATGGATACCCACGTCGTGGTGCGGTACAACGGCGTCACCGAGTACAGCGAGGAGTACTACTGTAACGAAGCCTGCCTCACGGAGGACATCAACGATGGCTAACCCGATCGTCATCGACGAGGGCGCCCTCGAGGAGACCTACCGCGACCTCGCCGATGCGACCGAGGCCGCAGCGAGGGGCGACTCGAACGAGTGCGCGTCGAAGGCGGCCGACGCGAAGGAGCGCGTGCTCGAGCTCCACGAGAACGCGACAACGCTGGAGGAGATCGATGCCGTCGACGACTGACCGGACGGCCGGCGAGCTCGACTGGCCGGCGTTCGCCGAGCGCACCTCGCCGCGGCGGCGCGAGCGGACGTCGAAGTACTCCGTCACGAAGCACGAGGCGATCTCCCGGCTCGACACCGAGCTGCTCGACCGAGTCGGCGCGGACGACTGGCGGCTCTCCACGGCCGCCCCACACCGGAAGTCCGACGGGCTTCCATACGCCGACTCGAACCCGGACGATCCCGGTGCCGTAGCCCGGTGGACGAAGGACGGCGAGCAGTACGCGGTCGCGTGTGACCGCTACACCGACCTTCGCGACAACATCCGCACGATCGGGCTGTACGTCGAGGAGAAGCGACGGATGTCGGACCGCCCGGTGAAGACCGGCCACGACGAGTTCGCGACGGCTCGCCTGCCGCCTGGTGACGAGTCGGGTCCGGACGTGATCGCCGTCGAGCCCGAGCCCGATCGCGACCCGCACGAGGTCCTCGGTGTGGCTGAGGGTGCGCCCGATCCGGTCGTGAAGGGCGCGTTCCGCGAGCTCGTGAAGGAGGGCCACGCCGATCAGGGCGGCAACGAGGCGTACGACGTCGCCGAGCTGAAGCGCGCCCGCGACGCGATGGTCGATGGCTGAGTGTACTGATCGCGACGCCGGCTCGGCCGATGTCATCTCGGACATCGTGTCGTACGTCCACCGGCTACTCGTCCGGCTCTTTCAGCTGTCCGCGCTCGGCCTCGTGCTCCTGCTGTTCTCGGCGGCTGCGAGGAGCTACGGAGAGGAACTCTTACTCACCGCCCTCGGGATCGCGATGCTGGTCGCTGGCTACGATGTCTTCGTGATGGGGAGGGAGTTCGATGAGCACTGAGTGTATCGAGTGCGGCGTCGGATCGAACGGCGCCGTCCTCGTCGAGGTCGACGGCGAGATGCGTTGCACCAGCTGCGCCGACGGCCACTGCGAGCGCTGCGGGACGGCGACCGAGCACACGACGATCGCCGGCGACTTCCTCTGCGCCGAGTGTCAGGAGGTCCGCCGCGGACAGGACACGACGCGGGCGGACGGCCAGGGCGCGCTTGGCGATTTCGCGTGACGGGTGATCGGCCGGCGTAGACAAAGTGACACGGTGGCGGACCTTTTAGGGGGACCACCCCCTACCGATGGTAGCGGTCGTGTCAAAGCGCCCGCAAGTCGGTGCGGCTGACGCCGACCCGGCGAGAAAGGAATGTTGAGAGTCGACCTCCCACCGGTGCGGAATACCGCCGTGGCCGGAACGATTGGTGGTACCGCTCTCGTTGCCGCAGGCCTGCGGCACTACGGGCTCCTCGTCGTCTTCGGGGCCTATGTGCTCTCGTACCTGCGGTCACGAACCACCGGGGCGTAGGCAGCTCCGGCCCCTGGCGAGAGCCAGGGCATTCATACTCATCTTCTGAAGAACCGCGAAAGGATGTGAGAGTCGTAGGCGCTCACACCGGTTTCAGTTGACGGGTTTCCCCGATCACCTAGCCGTGGTATTGGTGCCTACCACTATGTGCCGGTTTCTCGTACGATAACTACGAGTATCCCGGCAGACGACACTTGTGTTCCCAGTCGTAAAAAGACCACTAGACCGGCGGAAGTGGTGCCGTCTGTGAGAAGAGACTCCTAGATGTCGATGATAGCTACCGCACGATCGCTCGGCGCGAACCGCGTGTCACTGGCGAACCACGACGCCACCTCTCGAACACCGTGATCGGCGTCCCATCCTTCGCCGTTGTAGTGCCGCACGGGATAGCGCCACGCCGATCGCTCGTAGTGCGCCCAGAGTCGCGTCCGACCGTCCTGCGTCGGGGTGAGCCGGACGTGATACTGCCAGCCACCCAGAAAGCCTTCCGGCCGGTATGCGTAGGAGCCAACCTCCCAGATGCGGTCGCCGTCGACGACCTCGTACTGGATGCTCGCGAGCGTGTTCGGGTAGACGCGCGGCATCGACTGGAGCTCCTCACGCACCTCGGCGGGAGCCGCGTCGATCGTCCCGACGAACTCCCGCGCCTGGAGCGGCAGTCCGGTCTTCTCGGGGAGCGCCTCGGCCGCGGCCTCGAGGTCGACGCCGACGCGGTCGTCGACGACATCGAGCTCGTCATCGTAGTCGCCGTCGGCGAGGCGATCCACGACCGGCAGGACGGCACGCCGAGCTCGCCACAGGTCGGGCCACCCACCGAGGTGACGCCGGGCGGCGACGAGCAACACGATCGCCACGACCGGGGCGATGAGGGAGGCGTGTTGGATAGCGATGCGACTCAGAGTGTCGATAGGTGCAGTCATGAAGGAGTGCGCTCGTAGCCTCACGCCCGCCACGCGGAGCGGACGCTCATCGGTCCTCGGTCGTCAGACCACGTCGGCCAGCGACTCGTAGTCCTCGCGGAGGTCGTCGACGATCTCCCCGGCCGTCCGCCGGTTGGCCAGTCGGTAGGTCCGCTCGGACGTCGCGGACCGCTCCACCCCGCGGATCTCCTGGGCGCCCTCCGGGAGCCGGGGATGCGAGATCGCCTCGACGAGCGGCACGTCCGGCGCCGGCTCGACGAGCGTGAGCGTCGCCTCCACCTGTTCGTCCTGGACGTCCTTCAACACGGACAGCGCCAGCTGCTCGCACTCGCGGTCGGAGGTCGCGCCCGGGATCTGCCGCTCGACCGTGCGCGCCTCGCTCGCCTCAACGGATGGCGTCGTTGCCTCGCCCCGGTAGCGGTAGTCGTAGTCGGCGGCGTACGTCGTCCCCGTACTCATCGACCCGCTGTCGAGGATCTCGATCCCGCCGACGTCCCACCGCATCCGGTAGTCGTCGCCGCGCACGAACTCCTCGTCCGTGTCGGGGTCGTAGATGCGCTCGGAGTCGGGGACGATCCACGCGTTCCCGAGCCCGGTCAGCGAGCTGTTCGCGCCCTGGCTCCACGTGACGCCCTGGACACCCTTGCTCTTCCCGAAGACGACGACGCGCTCGTAGGCGTCCTCGATGGTGGTGCGCGTCTCGAGGCTGGTCGCCGGCGCCGCCGACGCCCGCGACCGCTGGCCGATCTGCGTCCACTCGATGATGATGCCGGTCGGGTCGTGCGGGTCGGCACCCGGATCGCGGCGCGCCTCCCACACCATGCGCCCGTTCTCGGCGATGTCCGCGAGGACGGCCGCGATCCGGTCCCGGTACTGCTTGTCGAGGAGGACGGGCGTGTCCTCGAGGTCGGCGAGCAGCTCGATGTTGTCGACGGACTGGCCGCTGTCCGCCTGCGCCGGCGATCGCGACGGGTCAGACGCGTACCCTGAGAGCGTCACCCGGGCGCGGATCTGCTGGGTCGCGCTCGCGAAGCTCCCGGAGACCGTCTCACTGTTGGTCGCCTCGATCCAGGTGCTTCCCTCGTCGTTGGAGATGGCGATTGCCTGATCGCCGTCGGTGTTAGACATCTCGACGGAGAACTCGCCGGCGATCACCTGCTCGACGCTGCCGACGTCATCGAACACGACGGTGATGGTGCCCGGGAACTGCTCGGGGCCGTCGACGACGCCGTTCGAGGGCGTGTCGTCGAAGGTGAACGAGTCGCGATCGTCGCGGACGTGCGTCGCATCGACCCACATGTCGCCGGTCGGCTCGGCATTGTTGTCGTTCAGCGTCACCGTCACCGTCACCGAGTGTGAGCCGGGCGAGACGGCGCCGTTGGCGTTGAGCGTGAACCCCGGCCCCCACGAGAGGTCGAACTGGTCCGCGTCGCTCCCGATCCCACCCTCCGGAATCGACTCGACGACGTTGCCGTCGAACGCGATGTCGAACGCAGGCGACTCACCCTCGACGGCCTCGAGCAGGTCGAACACGAGCTCGCTCTGCGGGACCTCGTGATCGAGGTCGAACGAGACCTCGAACTCGTCGCCGGCGCTGTTGAGTCGGAGGGCCTGCCCGCCAGACCACGCCCCGGCGTCGCCGTAGTTCTCCGCGAGATACGACCCGAGCGTGGTCTCTGTATCCTCAGCCTCGACGAACCACCCGGTCTGGAGCCGTCGGATGCCGTCGCTCTGGCGGACTCCGAGCGGGTCTGTCGCCCCGATCGCGTCGACGAGAAGCTCCTCAAGCGCGGCGCCGGACTCCTGGAGCATCAGCACGTCCGAGCGTGTGTCGGTCGCCGGGTCGTCGACGTTGGCGACGTAGTCGGTGTACTCCGCGATGAGGTCCTCGGCGGCGAGATGGTTCTCCCGCGCGTCGATCTGGATATCGTCAGTGTACTCGTCGAGCTGCGCGGCGCCACTCGCCTCCAGGACCGTCGCGGCGCCACCGCTCCCCTCGGTCTTGCGCGTTCCCTCTAGCGTGTCGATCGGGAGCTGCGTGCCGTCGAGCCACACCCACATGCGCTCGCCTGTGAGTGCGTCCCAGCGGTCGGACTGCGGCACCGTCACCTCGATCGTCGGGCGCGTGTTGACATCGGGCGACCAGTCGATCCCCGTGATCGTCGGCGTCAGTGGCGCTGCGCGGTCGGGCGTCTCGACCTCGACGTACGGCCCTGTGGTCGGCACGCGCCGGCCGCGGACATCTCCGAGCGCCGGCGTCGTCGCCGTGGTCGTGTTGCTTTCAGCCTCGGCGTGCTCAGTAAACGACCGGATCCGATAGCGGTACTCCCGATCGGGCTGGACCGTGTCGTCCGTGTACGTCTCCGTGTTGACGCCGGCGTCGATGATCTCACGCTCGCGCCCCCACGATCCGTCCGAGAGGCGGCGCTCCCGGATGACCAGTTGACCGGCCTCGTTGTCGGCGTTCTCGTCCCACCCCAGCGTGACGCTCGTCGTCGTGGTGCCAGTGACGTCGAGGTTGTCCGAGCCCGGAAACCGCGTCTGGATCGACAGTGGGTCGGTCCATGTCCCGGTGACGTAGTCCGTCTCGGTCCGCCCGCGGACCTCGTAGCGCTCACCGTCGAGGAGCCCCGTGAAGATGACATCGGCGTCGAATGCGGCCGTCTGCTCGCCGAACCCCGCGGCCGACGAGTCCCACGTCGACGACCCCTCCTCGCGGATCTGGTAGCGGACGATCCCGTTGTTGGTGGCCGGGTCGCGGGCAACCGTGATCTCGTCGAGGACGCCGTTGTCAAGTTGCTGCAGAGGCTCGTCCGGGAGCAGTGTCTGGAACGTCGCGACCGGCGAGGCCGACTCCGCGTCCGAGGTCTGCGCGACGACGCGGGCATCGTACAGCTGCCCATTGAGGAGGCTCGACAGGGTCGCCTGCTCGGTGTCGTTGGCGACGACCTCCGCGGTGGTCCAGCCACTCGCCCCGTCCGCACGGAAATCGACGCGCGTCTCGCCGTTCGTGTGGGAGGCGCCCCACGCGTAGGCTGCGCTGTCGGCGTCGACGCCCGAGACAGTGGGTGTCGACGGCTCCGGCAGGATCGTCGTCGCCTGTACCTCGGTCGAGAGGTCGCTTTGGTAGGTTGGCATTGTTAGTGTTTGCTATCTGGTGGGATATACCCGGACACCGAGTCGCTCAAATTGTGACCTCTAAATCGTCGATCCAGTGGACAGTCGGTCCCGCACCCCAACCGCCGTTGTAGGTCTGCCCGCGCAGCGTGTCGACTGGCGACGTGCTAATCAGTGGGCGGCCACTCTCAACATAGGAGTTTGATTGTGTTTCCGCGTCGGTCCATGTCACATCGAACGTTCCGGCACCCCAATCGAACGACACGTCGACTTTGATCCACATCTCTGTATCAAGCCAAGATGGATCAGCTACCTGTTCGTTCCCGTTGTTGTCCTCAACAACAAGTTGGGGGTTGTTTGATGCAACCCCAAGCGCGATTGTGTTGTTCTCGTCGACGAATCGCCAGCCTTCGCCCCCATTTCCGCTGGATTGTTCCCAGTAGAACATCGAGAACGAGGCCAACTGGTAAGCATTTCCACCACCGAACTGCCAATCGTACAGTGGTGCGGAGATCGTCGATCCGCCAGTGTCAGATTCGCCGCTATAACTCCCGTTCCACGGCCGTGTCGTCGTAGCGGATAGGTAGGATGTGTCGACCCACTGGGGGTCGAGGGTCCCGCTCTCGAAGTCCTCTACTCCGCTGTCGGGTATCGCAGTCGGCTTGTCCCGCTCGTCGAGTTCGGGGGCCGTGAGATCGGCGCCGACGCGGTAGTGATACGTCCGCCCGTTGAGCAACCCCACATCGTCGTAGGTCGTCTGTCCCGGGTCACGCGTGGCGACCTCGGCGTAGTCAGTACGCACAGACCCAGCACCGAGATCGCGATAGACGCGGTACAGATCGAGCGAGTCGACCTCCGGTGGGAGCGTCGGTGGATCCCACGTGACCGTGGTGCTCGTAGCGGTGGTCTCCGAGCGTGTCAGGTTCTCGGGTGCGACTGGTTCGTACTCGATCGTGACGAGCCCGCCGTCGGTGTGATCGCGACCAGAGGTCCCCCGCTCGTTCGTGATGACGCTGTCGAGCCCGTCGACGTAGTTCGACCCGCCGGCGCCCGAGTCGCCGACGCCACCGAACACGCCGGACGACTCGCCGCCACCACCGCCGAACAACCCGGCACCGCCGCCGTGGCCCGCGTTGGAGTCGTTAGTTCCAGCGTCGCCGCCGGCGCCGAACGACCCGTTCGACCCATCGCCTGACCCCGCTCCGCCGGATGACTGTGTCCCGCCAGTCGGCGGCGTCCCACCCGACGAGCCGTTCTCGCCGTCAGCGCCGGTCGCCGGGCCGCCGGCGCCACCGAACGCAGTCCCGGTCTGTGAGCCCTCGCCGCCGGCGCCGCCGCCAGCGGCAATGGCGATGCGGTCCTCGAGCGACGTGCCGCTGGTCCGCACGTCGATCGCGTCGCCACCGTCCGCAGCACCGGTCCCGCCGGGCGTCTCCCGGATGTAGAGCACCTCGCCCGGACGGACTTCGAGCTCGCCAACAACGCGCCCGCCCGGTCCGCCGTAATCGGTCCCGCTAAAGTCGTCAGACCCACCGCGCTCGCCCTCGAGCGTCAGGGTCACCGCAAAGACGCCGTCCGGGACGGTCCAGTCCGTGTCCGCAGTGATCGTCTCGGTCGGCATCTACAGACGCACCTCCTCGCGAGCGACGAGCCCCTGCTCGACGCCACTGTCCACGATGCTCGTCGACGCGATCGGGGTGAGCAACGCCTCCAGGTCGGGCGGGAGCTCGCCAGTCACGCTCCTCGGGATCCACACTTCGAGGTCGGATTGGCCGCGCTCGAGCTCGACGTCGACCGTCGCGATGTCGCCCTGGTTGGTGCCGGCGACCGCCTCGAACTCGACCTGCGCTCGGACCGAGGCCTGCCCGATATGCGTCAGGTCGACGTCCGCCGGCTGCCAGTCCGTGTCCAAGTCGGCGTCATAGCTGGGCAGGTTGATCGTGGTCCAGGCGTCGGCGCCGGCGTCGTAGGTCTCGGCCTCGAGGAGAGCCGTGGCGTCGGCGTTCGTCGGCTCGTCGATCGTGATCCGGAGCAGACCGTTCTCGAGGACGATCGCGTCGGCGCCGAAGTCGTGACTCGTCGCAAACACGCGCCCCCACGCGACGACGCCGTCCGCGTCGCGGATCGAGCCATGACCGTACGTGTCCCACACCCCCGGATCGACGTCGCCCTGGAGCTCGTAGGCGAGGTCGTACAGGTAGGTCGGCTCGTCGATCGACTCCGCGGTCGCATCGTACAGGTCGATAGCGCCGTGTTCGGCGTCGACGGTCGCGACCGGCGTCGGTCGCGAGCGTTGGGTGGGTTGCGAGGTGGAGTCGACGATGCGGACGCGCCGGGCATCCGCGGGGATGCCGATGTACCCGGTGGTGTCGTTACCGAACGGGTGGCCTGGTGAGGGCTGGCTCGGCGAGGTGTCGACGGTAATCGTCTGCTCCTTGCGCGTCCCCTGTTCGGTCAGGTTGGCGCCCACGCTGACCGCGCCGGCCGCCTGCGGCATCGCCGGTTCGTCGTCGACGAGTTCCGCGGTGTAGTACGAGTCGGACGGTTGCGACGCCTCGACGGCTGCAAAGGGCGCCGCCTCGATGTCGTTCGACGAGAGGATCTCCCGCAGCTCGCGGGCCATCCGCTCCGCAAACTTCCCGCGGTAGTCGACGTCGAGACGGATGTCCGCGGCCTCGCCCGATACCCGCTCCACGCGGCCGCTCCCGTTGAGCACACCCTGCCGGGAGAGCTGGGCGCGGGACGCGTCGAGGCGATTGCTGGCGATGCTGCTCTCCGAGATCTCCGAGCGGTAGTAGCGTCGGGTCATTTGGTCGTCCTCGCGACGGCGTCGATCGGGTCGCCCGCGTCGATCGCCTCGATGCAGGTGATCTGTCCGGTGAACGTGCTCATCGACTCACCAGGGAAGTCGGCGCCGGGTGATTCAAAGACGACCTGGAGCGGGTCGTACACGCCGCCCTCGCGGTACTGGCCGTAGCTGAGTGTTGCCGGGCCGTCGCCGGCGATCCCGGCGCCGGGGAAGAGCTCGCCACTCACCGAGGAGACGCGCGTGTTGCGCAGCCACCAGAAGAAGCAGGCTATCTGTCGCGTCGGGTGCTCGCCCGTGGCGTCGCTCTTCGTGAACGTATCAGGGTCGCCCGTATCGCCCCACTGCAGTGGGTTGCCCTCGGGGCCGGTCGCGCCCTCCCAGCTGTTGAAGTCGATCGTAACTGCGAACTGCGAGCTGCCCAAGTTGATGAACAGGTCCTTGTTGATGGGCGCGTCGACGAAATCGCCGATCGTCCCGTCGATGAGTGCGAGCGCCGCCGAGCCGGGCGTGGCGCGCACCTCCGTGCGTTGCTCCTCGTTGATGCTCAGCCCCTGCTCGCCGCCAGTGTAGAGCTGGAAGGTGGCAGTGCGACGCCCGTCACCGTCGGGATCGCCCTCGATCTCAATGGTGGCGATGCGGTCAGCTGGTGGTAGGTCAGTCATGTGGTATGAATGGAATCGCGCTCGTCGTTTGCCCGAACCTCTTTACTCGCGGCCGTCGACATCGACCCTATGAGCATCGGTTACGACCCCCGAGAGTGGGTTGTTGAGCTGTTTGCACTAACGGGGTTCGCTTCCTCAGCAGCAATCGCCTACACCCGAGGAGACGCCACGTTGGGGATTGCCTCGGTGTTTATTTTGATACTCACGGTGTACCTGTGGCGTCTCCGCGTGAAACTGTCCATCAGCGTCACGGCCGGCGACTCCTAATCTTCCTCTCGAAATCGCGGAGCGCCTCTTGCTTCGCACTCTCAGCAGCTCGCTCAACCTCACGCCGTGTCGCGCCGTCGACCGTGACGTTGCTCTCGACGTTGACGTTGGTGCTGCGGGTCGAAGACGTGTCCTCCTGGGTGCTGCGAATATCTTCGCGAAAGTCGTTGATCGCACTCACGAGCTCGCGGACACCCTCGACCTGCGCCTGTCTCCCCTCGGCAGTGAACACCGATCCCGGATATTTATTCTCGCCTTCCATCTCCGGGAGCTGCAGCCAGTCCGGCGTTTGCTTGTTGAAGGATCGACGTCGCTGGTTGAACTGGTCCTGATTGGTCGCACCGGTCATCTCGGGTGTGAGGAACGCGCCAGCGCCGGAAGCCCCTCTTGCTGCTGTAGAGCCGGCATTCCGGAGTACGTAAGCTCCTGCGCCACCCGCACCGAGAGCTGATAGCCCAAAGATCGTTTTCAGCGCACTCGGCCCGGTGCTCTCACTAGCCGACTCGCCAGATGCCTCTGGCTCTTCGACCTGAACTTTAAAGTCTGGTTCTGCGACCTCTGCGTCTGGTGGCTTCTCGGCTTCTGCCTTTGGAGGATTCTCGACCTCTGCCTTTTCTGGCTCTTCAACAGGAGCCTCCTTTGGATCCGCGACCGGCGCCTCCGCCGGATCTTCGACCGGTGCTTCGGATGGCTCTTCGATCCCTATCGGTATCCAGCCAGGTTTCTCGATCTCCGGCGGCAGCCAGTCGGGAGCGTCGAACTTCGGCAGCGACGGCCACGAGAAGCTCGAGAGCACGCCCGACAGCGCACCGACGCCGAGCAGGGCGCCACCGCCCATGATCATCCCGAGCGAGCCACCGGAGCGTGACGCCCGGTCGAAGTTCCCCTCGTCGATGCTCTCGGCGATCTGCTGGAGCAACCGATTCCGCTCGCGGGAGAGCGCGTGCTGCTCTTGCCACTCGCCCTCGACGTCGTTCTCCGCGAACTCCTCACGGAGCTCGTCGATCGAGTCGGTCTGTGTCGTGAGCAGCTGCCGCTGGCGAGCGCGATCGCGGGCGGCGACCTCACTGCCCCCTCCGCCGCCAGACACCGACGCCTGGACGTCGAGCGGCACCGAGGAGAGCGCGTCCTCGACGTCGGCCTTGGCTTCGGTGAGCGACCGATCGTCGACGACGACGTCGACGGTGTTCTGGGTCTCGAACTCAGTCATCGGTCACCTCGACAGGCGGATGCTGGAGGTAGGGGAAGGCAGTCATGAGGATCTCCACGTCGCGCCAGCTGAACTCATCGAACTGTGCGGGCGAGAACCCGCAGTACATCAGGATGGCTCGTCCGAGGTAGGTTCGTCCGACGCGGCCTGCTTCTCGGCCGCGACACGCTCGGAGTAGCTCTTCCTCCGCCCGTTTCCCAGGGTGTTCTCCTCGGTCACGCGGTTCGCGATCCACTCCGCGAGGTACGGCGACGGCTTGTCACGCACGGCCGCGATCCGCTGCTGGAGCTCGGCACCGTCCTCGAGGAACGGCGCGTCGACGAGGCCGGCGCCGGCCCAGTAGTTGTCGAGCATCGCCTCGACGTCGACGTCGCGACTCGCCTGGTCGGCCTGCTCCTTCGCCCGACTGATCAGGCCGGTGAGCTCTGCCTTCTCCCCCGGTGTGAACGCGCGGATCGACCACGTTGCATCGGCGCCGTACTCGTCGAGCGCCTTCTCGATCGCGTACATCCGTTGCTCGGGCCCACCTGCGAGCTGTGCTGCCTGCTCCGAGGTGATCTCGCCGTCGACCTGCGCCGTCGCGATCGAGTCGAGTCGCTCTGCGATCCGGTCGGCCTCCTCTTCCAGGTCAAGCTCGATGACGTCGCGGGGCATCACTTGGCCTCCGCGGCCGCCGCCTCGGCGACGGCCGTCAGCCGGTCGATCGTGAGATCGTTGCCGTCGGTGAGGTCCTCCTCGGCGTTGCCGATGCTGTCCCACGAGTAGGTGGAGTGGGTGATGCCACTCATGTCGAACGTGAGCGAGTTCGCACCGGGCGACTGGAAGGCGAGCTCGCCGTCGGCGGCGCCGTCGACGGTGGTCGCGACGCCGTCACTTCCGCCGAGTCCGAGGTCGAGGAGGTCAGTCTCGGTGACGATCGACTGCAGGTTCAGCGTCGGCTCGATGTTCCCCGTGACAGCCGCGGCGGGACTGCGTGCCCACTCGCGCTGCGGGCGGGCACCGTTCGAGACCGACAGCGTCGCCGACTGCGGGCGGACGATCTCTGTCCCGGTCGGGATGTTGATCGAGCCGCCGTGGAAGATGAGCGGCGTCCCGTCCACCTTCGGCTGCGTGCCCGGGGTGAACGACGTGTTCGGCGTCTCGTCAGCGTAGAAGCCAGACAGCGAGACGCTCACGGGGTCGCCGATGGAGATCTCGACGTCCATCTGGCTGAAGACGACGCCCTCGAGGGCCCGCTCCGCGAAGCCGTTGACGAGGTCGGCGCCGACGTACCACCGTGCCGACTGCATCTCGCCGGTGACGAACTCCCACGTGTAGGAGTAGGGTGCCTCGGCCTCGCCGCCGGCGGTCGGTGGAGCGCCGAACACCTGGTTGAGGAACCACGGGTCGACGAGCTCGAACGAGAGGTCGAACGAGCCGTCGAACACGCCCTCGACCGTCTCCTCGGTCTCGTTGCTCCAGTTGCGCTGCCGAGTCGTGTTGTTGTCGAACTCCAGCGTGTCGATCGTCCCGTTCCGTCCCGGCGTCTTGTACGTCGAGTCGGTCGGGTCGGCGCCGTAGTCGCCGACCGGCTCGTGGACGAACGCAACGTCGACGTTACCGCCAGTTGGCATCTGTACCTCCGCCTCCGTCAGTCGTGTTGGTCGTTGGAATCATGGTGTGTGATCAGCTGTCTGCAAAGCCGTCGAAGCGGACGTCGACGCGGAAGTCGTAGAAGTCGGCGTAGTCCCGGCTCCGGTTCGTCCCGTTGTCGAGGAACAGCGTGTGGTAGCCGCGGCCGGCCACAGCCGGGTGCTCGTCGTTCGCCTGGAGCTCGTCGCGGACCAGCCCGTAGAACGTGGTGAAGTCGATTCCGTCGTTGCCGTCCGGGTCGATGTGCCCGTGCTCGCGATGGGTGAGTCCCTCGACGCGCAGCGAGACGATGGCCTCGGCGTTGTACTCGTCGCCGAACCCGCCGTGCGACTCGTCGTCGTCGACGAGCGCGGCGCTGATGTAGTTCGACTTCATCAAGTCGCCCTTCCGCTCCCGGATGCCGCTGCCGTCGTAGATCGCCGACTCGTTGCGGTCGACCCGGCGGACCGGGACGGCGCCGTCGGCGACGTCGGCCACGGAGCCCCACGCGAGCGCTGTGCCGTCAGTGATCGACGCGAGCGTGTCGAACACCCACTGCGTCTCGGGTGCCGTCACGACGCCACCTCACGCCTCAGCCAGTCGAGGGCGTGCCTCGCGAAGCGCGTCTCGCGAACGCCGGCGACCTCGACCTCTGGCAAGAAGACACGGTAGCCGCCGCCCTCGCGCTCGTACTCCTCGGCGACCCAGTCCGGCGGGTCGTGGCGGTCCTCCCAGATGAACGAGAGGATCGGGTTCCCCTCGATCGTGTGGTCCGACGTCCCCCACTCCAGGTACGGCGCCGCCTCGTGGTCCCAGCCGAACCGGATCGTGAAGTGCCGGTCGGACTGCTCGATGATCTCCGGGCCCTGGAGCGAGTCGATGACGCTCTCGACACGGTACTCGAACTCGCGGGCGTACTCGCGGAGCCGCTCGTGGGCCGCCTCGATCGCGTTCGGGATGAACCCGTCAGCGCCGATGTACTGCACCGCGGCCTCGTCGAGCGCGGCCTCGGCGGCGGCGTCTTCCCAGCTCATCACTTACCCCCGCTTGTGCCGCCGCGGAGTTCCTGCCACGCGCGGACGTTCTCGGGGCCGATCACGTACACGACGGTGCCGCCCCACGCGAGGATGAGCGCGCTCAGGAGCGCGGCGCCGACGTCGACGCCGACGACCAGCGCCCAGACCGGGAAGCCCAGCCCGTAGGCGAGCGCCCAGATCGTCGACAGCCAGCGCCACCGGTAGTCCGCCTCGGTGGTGCCGGCCGTCTCCTCGTCGACGTCGCCGTCGCGGTTGGAGCCCATCTCGGCGAGGTCAGGCTTCTCGTCAGTGGTGTCGTCAGAGTCGCTCATCGGTACACCTCGAGGAGCTCGTCAGCCTTCGAGCGCATCTTGTCGGCTTTCGTCTCGACGTTGTACAGCGTCGTGTTCGAGGGAACCTCGATGACGGCCTCCTCGACGAGCTCGGCGCCGGCGCGCAGGGCGACCGCCCGGCGGACGTTCCGCGGGATGCCCTCGTGGCCGTAGTCGAACTCCATGTAGATCGCGTTCGCCCAGCTGTCGAGGACGTACTCGTCGTCCTCGCCCTCCTCGAGGAAGTTCGTCGTGTCGAGGTAGAGCCGCGACCAGCCGCCGTTGTTGACTCGGAGGTAGTAGTCCTCGCTCGAGGGCGGCCACGAGCCCTCCGTGTAGTCGTCGCTCGCCACCCAGTCCTCGTAGGTGCCGTCCTCCGTGCGGACGTGGAGCGCGCCGACAGCGTCGGCGTCACGCCGTGCAAGGTCGATCTTCGCGTAGTCGCCCTGCGACGTCTTCGGCGTCGCGGGCTCGCCGACGAGCTGGGCGGCGCCGGTCGGGATGTCGTACTCGTCGTCCCGTGTGTTGGGCGTCGTCGGGATGTCGATCGCCGTCGCCTCGTCGAGGATGTCGTCGCCCTGGGCCGCGTACCAGTGCCGCTTGAGTGACTTCTGCAGCGGCTCGGTCTCCGCCACGATCGCGTCGACGGCGATCCGTTCGTCCTGCGCGACGTCGCCCGGGAGGTCAGCCTCCCGCAGCGCGCGGCGGAGGTCCTCGAGCGTGCAGTACCCTGTGGGCATGTGGTGTTACCTCGGGTTGTTCCGCGCTTCCGCCGAGATGGTCGTGCCGTTCGCACTCGTCAGCCGCACCTCGTCCGCCTGCGGGACGTCGACGACGTAGCTCCCGGCCGCCGAGAGCGTCCGGCTGTCGACCTCGTAGGTCCCGGCGTCGCCCACGATCTCGATGGTGAGTGTGTCCTCGGCACTCCCGCCGAGACCCTCGAGAGCGACACAGATGGCCGGCGTGTGAAACTGCGAGACATCGGCAGTCGCCGTCTCGGCAGCGCCGAACGCCTTCGAGTCAGCGAGGATGGCACTCGCGTACCAAGAGGGCATCAGTTACCCCTCCAGCTCGGCCCGGCGCTCGCCGATCGCGTCCTGGACGGTCACCCTCGAGGCCGCCTCGTCGATGGCCTCCAGGTGCTCGTCGGCCTCGCCGGCGCGAATGTCGTCGGCGACGTCCTCGACCGGCGTCCGATCGAGGAACGCCCCGACGTCGAACTCGTTGGGCTCTGCCTCAGCCTCTGCATCGTCGTCCGCGGCGGACTCGTCAGGCGGTTCGTCTTCCTGGTCGGGGGCGTCACCCCTGTCGATCACCTCGAAGTCGTCGACATCAGCGAGGTACTCCGCCAGCTCCGCGTCGACCGTTTTCTCGTCGCCGGGGTCGAACCCGTGACCCCCGACGCGGTAGTGCCCACCGTCAGCCGTGTACCGCACTCGTGCCATCAGTAGACACCTCAGACGGCCACGTTGTTGATGAGGACCGCGCCCTCCTCATCTTCGACCTGGAAGTCGTCGCGAGTCCGCATGAAGTAGCGGGCCCACAGGTCGTTCTCGGCGGTCTTGTCCGTCGCGTCGAGCACCTCGACCTCGGTGTCTCGCCAGACGCCGTAGATGAGGTTCTCGGGGTAGGTGAACAGCGCCGTGCCCTCGGGCCACCCAGCGAACCCGTAGACGTCGTAGTTGAACGGCGTGAGGTCATCGTCCGAGAAGATGACGGCCGCACCGAGCGGGTCCTCGCGCTGGGTCAGCTTGTACTCCCAGCTCTCGATCTGCGAGAGGTTCATCATGTAGACCGGCTCCTGCACCTCAGCCGAGCGCTTGAACTTGTTCGGCAGCGCTGCCCGTGCCTCGTGGAACAGCGACGTGTCGATGGCGCCGCCGGCGTGGTCGTAGGTGTTCGTGTCAGTCCGGTCGTTGAGGAGCTTCAGCCAGCCGTCGTTCTGTGTGAGGAACGCCTGCGAGTCGCCCCCAGAGGCGTCGGCGGTGTCGCCGTTGATTCCCAGGTCCTGCGTGTCGACGGACCACTGGTTGGCCATCTTGTCGAGCACGATCTCGTCGACCTGCCCGATGGTGTCCTCGACGGTCTCACGCGGGAGGTCCCACGAGAGGACACCCTTCTCGGCATCCATCTCGATGCCGTCCGTGGTGACTTCCGCGGAGCCACCGCTGGTCCCTTCCTCGGTGCCGGCGCCGCGCCGCATCCGCTCGCCGACGCCGATCCGCGCGAGCTCCATCTTGGGCCGGGGGAGAACCTCCGTCCGGACCATGCTCAGCAGCTGCGAGGTGTCCTGGACCCGCTGGTACCAGTCCTCGAACAGGTCCCGCGGCATCACGCCGCCGGAGAGGTCGCCCGGCGCGACGTCCTTCAGAACGCCCTCGTTCGACTTCCGCACGCCCGTCATGCCGCCGTAGTTATCAGTACTCATGGTATATCACCGCCCTCCGCGGCTGTCAGCCAGTTCGTGCATCTTCGACTGCGGGGTGAAGAACGCCGAGCGCTCGTCGACACCGTCGCCGTCGCCGCCCTTCTCCGCGCCGTTGAGCTGCTGGCTCTCGGTCGCGCCGGTCTGCTTGCTGATGTCGTCGACGCGCTGCTCGAGGCTCTTCGCCCACTCGGGCTTGTCATCTGTCGTTGCCTCGGCCTCGACTTCGTCGATGCGGTCGGAGAGGTCCTTTGCCCACTCCGGCGCGTCGGCCATCGGATCGTCGTTGCTGCCCTCGCCGGCGTCCTTCTCAGACTCGAGGGAGTCGATGCGGTCGTCCAGGGCCTTCGCCCACGGCGGGGCGTCGGCCATCGGATCGTCGTTGCTCATGTTGGTAGTGTCGTCCGGCGTGTCGCCGCCGGTAGCGTCCTTGTCAGCCTGTGTCCGCGCGCCGTCGCCCAAGGCCTCAGACCCGGTGTCGTCATCGGACCCTGCGAGCCGGTTGAGGAACGCCGTCGCCGCGCTGGTCAGCTTGCTCTTCGCGCCGGGCTCGCCGGCGCCGTCCACGCTGACCGCGCGGTCGAGGACGTCCCACATCCGCTCGGCTTCCTCCTCGGAGTGGCCGCGGTCCATCGCCTCCTCGATGAACCCTTCGGGGTTTCCGAGGTGGTCGGCGAGGCGCTTCTCTGCAGTCGCCGCCCGCGCCTTCGACGTCGAGAGGATCTGGGCGTCCGGGACCGCAGGGAAGTCGACGGCGCTGACCTCTTGGACGATCCCGTCGGTCAGCTCCCAGTACTCGTTGACGTCGACCTCGTCAGGGACAGTGACGCCGTCAGGGAGTTCGCCGGGATCGTCCCCGACGTAGTCCCATTTGACGTTGATCGCGCCGATGGAGTGGCCGCCGAGAACGTTGTCCTCGACGAGGCTCCACAGCTCGTCGTCGTGGTACGCCCAGGTCTGGACCCACGCGCCGGCGTCGACGGTGTCCCCGCCGATTTCTTCGGCCTCGGTGAGGATCTCGTTCCGTTCGAGCGTCATCCAGTCGGAGGGCCAGACGGCGTGCATGACGCCGCCGTCGGCCTCCTCGACGTCCATGAACGCGCCGAACTGGGTCGCGAACGTCTCGATCGTCTCGGGGCGCCCCCAGTCGCCGTGATGGTCGACCGTGTTCGGGACCATGACGACGCCGGTGGCCGTCCGGTTGTCGGAGTCCTTGGCGAGGTAGTCGACTCGCTTCTCGAAGCGCTGTTCGTCTCGCTGGACTGGCATGTGTCAGTCCTCCTCGTCGGCGGCGGAGTCGTCGGCGTCCTCGTCGTCGTTCGTGATACGACCGGTCTCGATGACGCCGCGCTTCTCGCCGCGCTCTTTATCGCTGTTGCTCATGTTCAGAATCCGTCTGCCCCGGTCGTACCTCGCTCGCGTGGGGAGTCGGGCGCTCCCACGCTGACGGTCATCGGTGAGCTGTGTCAGATGTCGTCCGGGATGTCGTCGGGGACGTCCTCCGAATCGGGCGCCGGGCCCTCGGGGAGGCGATCGTGGAAGTTCGTCACCTCTAGGTACGGGTACTCGAGACGGATGTTCTCGTAGTGGTACGATCCCACCGAGCCCGCGCTGTTCAGTGACGCCCACACCGAGTTCGGGACGTTGACGTAGACGTACAGCGAGGACTCCCCATTCTCACGCTGGAACGAGAGGTACAGCTCCTGGGCCTCGATGTCGTACAGTCCCTCGTCGAGGTTCGAGCTCGAGAACTGCGTCGTCTCGATCGCGTCCTTCGTCGCGAGCGACGACTCGACGGTCGCCCAGTCGCGTGTCCCGAGTTGCTTCTCCTTCGGCGGCGCACCGATCGGGCGTGCGGCCTCGGTCTCGCCGTCTCCTTCGCCGCCCCCGCCGGTGTCCGAGTAGAACGACTCGAACTCTTGGAGCGTCATCTGGCCGATCTCGTCGTCCTCATGCGGCTCCAGCCCGAGCTCTTCGCGGGCCTCGTTGACGGTGCCGACGCCGGCGAGCCGCATCGCCCGGACACGCTGCTCGGCCAGCTGCGCCTCCTCTTTCCGGTTGTCCCCGCCGCGGAGCTCGAAGTCGATCGTCCAGTCGTCGACGCCGAGCGCCGTCTGGTGGAGGATCTTGTAGAGCCGCGCCTCGAACTTCGCCTGCTCCGGCGCGATCACGTCGTTCGCGAACTCCTGCACCTGCGCCTCGGAGTTCGACCGGTTCGACGTCGACGTCACGTTGATGAGGATCGGCGGCACCTCGTGGACCTTGGCGATCTCGTGCTCGGCGCGCTCGCGGAACTGCTCGAACTCCATGTCGAGGTCCTCCCGCGAGCCGATCGGCTCCAGCGTGATCTCGACGTCCGAGGGGTCGCCGTCCTGGAGCGGGTTGTCCTCCTCGAACTCGAAGTCCTCCACCTCGAGGATGGCCGTCCGATACCGCGACCCCTTCAGGTTGTCCATCAGCTCCCGCAGCTCGTCCTTGGAGTCCTCAGTGAGCGTGCCGCCGGTCACCTTGATCGCGTAGTACGGGATGCCGAGGTTCTCGAAGATGTCGTGGTTCCACTCCTTGGCGGACTGGTCGGCGCCCATCGTCTGCATCGCGGCGACCCAGTCGGGGATGCCGTAGTAGAGCGACAGCGGCGACGGGTTCGGCATGAAGATGAGCTCGTTCGCTGGCCCGTTCGGGAGCTCGTCGGCGGAACTCTCGACCTGGCCCGTCTCCTTATCGACGAACGTCGGGTCGTCGCCGTACCGATCGCCGGCCTCGCCGAAGTACCGCCGGCGCCCCTGGCGGATCTGGACGTAGCCGTGACCGCTCTTGATGACCTCTTCGCCGTTTTCGGTCTCCGTGGTCGTCTTCCGGACGCGCGTCGTCGCCGACGGCACATGGGCGAGCCCGACCGGCGTGCCGTCGCCCTCGACGAGGATCTCGAGGCTGGCCCATCCGATCCCGTGGTAGTCCTGCCGGGCGAGTTCGAGCACCTCTTCGGGCGTCGACGTCGCCGTCCCCTCGGGGCCGATCTGCCACCGACTGTCTGACCCGTACCAGAAGTCTCGAGCGGCTGAGTACTCGCTGTCCTCGTCCTTGTCCGGCTCGTCGGCGCTCGGGTGCGGGACGATGTCGAAGCCGTAGCCGACCTCGTAGCGCGCCTTCTTGCGGACGCACGCCTGGTGCGTCTCGTTGATCTCCTGGAACGACGCGAGGACGCCCGGGTCGTACGGCGGGACGATCCCGCGACCGACGTCCGTCGCGATGCGACGCTCGTCCAGCTGCGTCGTCTCCTCCGCCTTGGTCATCGCCGACTTGTTCCCCAGCGTCTCGACGGACAACGTGACTTGGTCGCCAGCGTCGTCGGTGGTGTCAGAACTCATAGGTAGCTCACTCCAGTGGAGTCATCGTCATCGTCGTCGCCGGCGTCGCGATCCTGGCCGTACTCGAACCGGCGCAGCCCCTGCTCGGCCATGTACCACGCCGCGATCAGGTCGGGCGTGTGGCCCTGCAGCTTTCCGTCGTCGAGCTCGAGCGAGAGTGCTGCCTGGACCCAGTCCTCAGTGGCGTCATGCCCGCGGTAGAACTGGATGCCACCCTGCTCGACGAGCGTCCGAAGGCGCGGGATGCCGTTCTCCCACGAGTGCTTCGACGACGTCGTCGACAGGCCGGTCACCTTCGAGCGCAGCGCCGGCGAGAACTCGATGGCGTCCTCGACGACGTACTGCTGCATCCCGTTGTCCTCGATGACGATCAGCGCCGGGTCGTACCGGCGGTCGTACTCCTGGAGGCGAGCCTTCACGCCAGAGGGCGACATGCCCTTCTCGGCGTGGGCGTCGAGGAGGACGCGCTCGCCACTCCGTCGCAGGAGTTGGACGACGAACGCCGCGTCGTCGCCCGTGGGTGACATCGCCGGGTCGTGCCCGACGACGATCGCCTCGCCCTTCCCGGCGCGGTACTTCCGTGGCGGCGACCTGTCGCGGATGGAGCACCCACCGTCGTCGACGCCGAGGTTGATGGCGTCACTGTCGACGAGGTTCCCCGACCCGCCGATGAACGTGAGGCAGTACTCCCGCCAGAAGCGGAAGTCGGCCATCTCGTCACGCTTGTCTGCGAGCCACGCCGGGCCACGAGCACCCGGCCACAGCACGTGGACCGTCTGGTCGGGGTTCCACGGGTCGGTGACCTCGGTGTAGTACTTCTCGGGCGGGCGCCGCTCCTCGAGGTCGTCGTCGGTCGCGTTGCCCTGCTCCCAGTACTCGAGGACCGCGGGGAACTCCGCGGCGGTGTACGCCGGCATCGACCGGTAGTGCTGGTACTGGTCGTCGGTTCGCTTCCGCGTCCCGATGAGCACGGTTCGGCCGTCGTCCTTCACACCAGGGACGGCCGACCCTTCGATCCACTCGCGGACGTCCTCCGGGTCGCCGTCGCCGCGTGCCTTGATCAGGTCGTCGAGGACGAGCAGGTGCGCGCGGTCGCCGTCGATCCCGCCGTCGAGCCACGTCGCGACGAGCGTCGATCCGTTGCCGAACTCCTTCAGGTCGATCGTGTCGGCTCGGCGCTGGTCCTCCTGGAGGTTGGTGAGCCACGGGTTCCGCTCGACGAACCGGTTGAGTTCGAGGTCCGTCTTCTTCTTCGTCATCCCCTTGTTGTTCATCGCCCAGATGACGCGGAAGCCGTCGTCGTACTCCAGGCGGAGGAGGATGTAGCAGAGCACCGTCGTCGTCTTTAACCCGTCCCTGTGGCAGTTGAGCACGAGCTTCCGCTCGTCGTCCAAGAGGCGCAGCCACTCGCCGTGGTGATCGCCCAGCTGGTGGTAGCCGTCGCGCTCGTCGCGCATGTAGCCCCGACAGAGCTCGTTCGCGGCGTCGAGGATCGTCGCCGGCGTCTCAGGATCCCACGGGTTGAGGAGGTCCCGCTTCCCCCCGAGATCCTCGCCCGTCGCGACGTCGGCGATCTTCTGTTCAGCACTCATGCGGACTCACGCTCCTGCATCTCGCGGATGGCCTCCAGGGCGATCTCCTTCTCGTCTTCGCCGAGTTCGTGCGTCGTCGTCTGGTCGACGTCAGCCTCGACCTCGCGCTTCTCTGTCTTCTTGTAGTCGAACGAGGAGGCAAGGAGGAACTTCGCCATCGACGTGTCGACGTCGTCGTCGCGAAGGCCGCCGTCGATGAGCTCGGACTCGCCTCGTGCGCGAGCGCGCTCGAAGCTGCTCCGGAAATCGTCGTGGGCGTCGAGGTATCGATCGAGTTGTGCCCACGACGAGACGCCGGCTGCACGGGCACAGCCACGTTCGGACTTCCCGAGCCGAGCTGCCTCGAGGATGTCCTCGTGGTCGCTCTCGTCGATCGTGAAGTCTCGCCCCTTCGAGGAGCCGTCATCGTCGTCGAGGATCGCCTTCGCGGAGGCCTCACCCAGCATGTGGACGTCGGCGAGCTCATCGACGGTCGCGCCCTCGACGTCGGCGACGGTCTCGAAGCCGGCGTCGCGCAGCTGCTCCGCTATCGCATCGCCGACGCCGTCGATCTCGGTGAGGTCCTCAGTCATGATGTGTTACCGTAGCTCCTCGCGGGCGGCGACCTGAGCGTCGACGTAGATATCGACATCGAGTAGCCGGAGTTTCGCCCGGATGAGGTCGGTCGGCTCGTCGGAGTCGACACCGTCGAAGTAGGTCGCGACCTTCGCCGCGAGGTCTGGATCGCTCGCGACGGAGAGTATGTCCCACGACAGCGTCTCCATCTCTTCGCGGTCCATGTTGATCTCGTCGGCCGTCGGCGCCTCAGCGATGAGCTCCTGGTAGTCGTCAGCGGCATCGGCGTGCTCACGCTCCTGGTACTCGGCTTCGGTCTCCGGGACCGGCTCATCGTCTGGGAGCTAGCCGTGGATGACCTCTCGATACTTATCGTTCGGTGCGATCGTGACGGTGATTGCGTTAGACATCAGTTGAGGTTCTGAGTTGAGGGTTCGATGCTCCCCAGCGTGACACGGCCCGCACACTGGGGCGATCAGTTACTCCTCGCTGTCGGCTTCAGTCTGGACCTCGTTGTACGCCTGGACGAGTGCGAGGTAGTCGCCGAGTTCGAGGCCGTTGTACGCACCGAGAACGGCGAGGGCGAGGAAGCCGAGCAGCGTCGGGTCCCCACCGCGGAAGATCGCGTACGTCGAGAGGACGATGATCCCGATGTTGACGACGATCGCACGGATGATCTTCAGCTTCCGGAGCATCGGGAGCTGCTCACCATCCTCCCTGAGCGTCGTGCGGTACTCGTCGACAGCCTCGTCGCGATGGTACCATTTGCGGGCTGGTTGGACACTCATGAGACATCAGCTGAGGACTGGCAGTTACACGGGACCGCGGCGTCGACGTGGCAACCACACGCTGGGTAGCGATCGGGGCGATACCGCGAGGGGATCGGCGGCTTGTCGTGAGACCGAGACATCTGTCGAAGGCGACGCGGGGTATCGAACCCCGCACGGGGGAGGCCCGTCTCAGGCTTTGGTTTCGCCCGAGCCCATAGAGCCGTCCGTGACCACACCTGTGGCGTCGCAAGGCGACCGGACTTGAGGGTTTGCGTAACTACAACCGAACATGGAACGCCCTCCGCTCGTGATAGACCGGCGTCAGTGCGAGAGGCTCGCCGGCCGCTCGTGTGCCTCAGCACTCCCGTGGGGGTGACCTGGCCTTCCGGAGAAGGCGCGCCCCACGGGACATGGACCAGCGCGGATTCGAACCGCGGCACGCGACGGCTTCAGCGTCGTGCTCTCCCAGACTGAGCTACTGGTCCAACCGCTCGACTCGTGACTCCTCGACGCGGTAGGTGAGCCCCTCGACGTCGACGACCAGGAGGCCGTCGGGTCCGGAGACATCACCGGCGGGTTCGAAGTCGACGGCGTCGCCGATGAGGTGTCGATCACCGAACGGGAACTCGACGCGCCCGTACTGCGAGAGGCTCATCGCTGCGCCCTCCGGACGGCGATCTTCGTGGCGCGCTCGTAGATCTCCTTGTCAAGACCGACGAGCTCGGGCTTGGACTTGAGCGTCCGAACTGCTCGGCGGAGTGCCGGTCGGTCGACGGCGATATCCTGCTCCTCGAGGCGATCGCCGATGCGCGAGCCCCGGCGCGTCGCCTGCAGCTTCGAGTCAGGATCGGGGTCGGCACGCCCCCGACCACCACACTCCTCGCAGAACGTTCGCGGGAGGTACACCCCGCCGCCGTTGACGTTGTCGTATCCTTGGATACCCGAGCCCGACCGGTTGAGCTCGGAGACAGTGTTCCCCCAGTCGTCAACGGTGAGTTCGTGTTCGGTGCGGACCCGGGCAAAACACTCCGAGCAGACTTCGGGGTTGGTCCAGAGGTAGCGCTCGAAGACGCGGCCGGGGATGACCTCGCGACGGCTCGCGAACTCGTCGAGTGACTGTTGAGTAGTGGACATCGGAGAACTCGGAGAAGCATACGGCTGTTGGACTGACCCTGTCATCGCCCTCACGGGCTCGGGATCATGTGGCGATGCGTCGTCACCCGACTGTTGCTTGTCCCCACGCTTAAGTCGTCGCACGATCGCCATTTTGGCGGTCACCCGTCAGCCTCCCATTCGGACTTCGGCGGATCGGTGTGTCGCGGCGAGCACGAGACGAGCTCCTCGTCGTGGAGCTGTCGGAGCGCCCGGCGAACGGAGCGCTCTGGTCGGACCGTCTCGTAAGCGATCTGCTCGATGGTCCGCGGGCCACCCTCGTTACGGAGGTGGAGGTAGACGACGACCGCCGTCGACGGCACCTCGGCGAGGCGCTCACGCATCGTCCGCGGGAGGTCTGCGATGTCGAGCGTCTCGGTCATCGGCCGACCTCCATGTCGCTCGTCGCGAGCAGTCGTCGGGCCTCTGGCTCAGGGATGCGCCACTTCTTCGCGACCGCCTCGACGACCTCGTCGGGATAGCGCTCGCTCATGCGTCGGCCCTCGCAGTGTCGTCGGCGTCTGTCGCCTGGAACGCGCATGTCCCGCAGCGACCGTAGTCGTGCGCTCTCGCTTCCTCTGGTGTGAGCGTCTCGACCGTCGACGACGGCGGGATGCACGTCCGAGAGGTGTGGAGGGCACTGCCGAAGTGCGTCACCACGACGAACCACGTGTCGACGGCGTCGTACGGAAGCCACTCGACGTCGGTGGCGCCGAACCGGAGTTCGCAGCCCTGGCACTCGAAGCGCCAGTCTCGTCGAGAGGACCGAGTGACGAGGAGGTCCGTCTCGCAGTTCGGGCAGTCCTCAGGCATCGGCGAACTCCTCCAGTGTGGCCGGCGATCCTGTCTCGCCGTCGTAGTCAGCGGGCGCCTCTCCATCCCGGAGCAACGTGACAACCTCGTCGTAGTCTTCAGGTCGACGGCCGACGATCTTCTCAAACTCGTTCCGGTGCTTCCGCCCGTGCGACGACATCCCGGTCGGACTCGTGGTTGAGAAGTCGCAGATGCGGCAGCCGTACGTCGTCAT